TAGTCATCGGTCTCAAAAAACTTGATCGCAACGATCGGGAAGAAGTGTCGATCGCAGAACTGGTCAATCTGCCGGGAGACGTTCGATATCGTGGTCTTCAGTACCTCGTCATCCGTCGTGTCAGAGATGCGCAGTTGACGCTTCACCTGCGCGAGGGATGCGTACCAGTGCGGAACTGCCGGCATCAGCGTGGACGCCGTACCCGTGCAGCACGTTCGGGCGCTTCGGGGGCGCTAGCGGTCTCCACGTCGATTGCAGGGGCTTCCGACGCAACTGGCGCAGTGTCGGAGACGGGTATGGCAATACCCGCCTCCTTCCATGCCTGCGCAATCACCTCGGTCACTTCGTAGAGATGACCCGGCGTGTAGGACACGTCCGGTCCAGCCATTGAAACGAGCATCTTGATAGTGACCATTCCAACCTCCGAAGTGAAGACTGGGGAGGGTCAGACCCTCCCCAAGTGATTAGGACGCGGGGTGCTGGTAGTACTTGACAGGATCGGTACCAGCATCGATCAACCGGCCTCCGGCACGTGCAAATGCCATAAACCCAACCTGAAGGTAATCGCTGTACCGCTCGGAAAGGCGCATGACCTGAATGCCCTGCACATCGCGCCAGTAGTACTTCTCCAGACGCCCGAAGAGCAGGCTCTTGGCAGAGGCGGCGGGAACTGCTACGTCCTGGTTGATGTAGTACGGATACCCGAGGATCGTGCTGGGTTCGCCAACGGTGAGTCCCGGCTGCCAAAGCGGCCTCGACTGGCCGTCAACCAGCTTCTTCAGGGTCTTGAGTGCAGCATCGGACATCATGAACGCTGAACCGACCCGGTATGAAGGATCGATGCTGTGTTCCAGATCAACCAGATCGTTGTAGATGATGGTGGTCGTCTGGCCGGCAGCACCGGTCTTGCCCAGTGACGCGCCAGTGACGATACCGTAGGGCTTCGAGGATCCGTCACCCGTCGTGAAATGAGTGTTCATGATGCGTCCGAGACGCTCACCGAGACGCTCCGCAAGCCAAGTCTCAAGCGGGAAGAACGCATCTTGGAGGAGCTGGAACGAAACCCGGATCAGCTTGGAACTGTACGTGTACGTATCAATGGTTGTCTGGCCGAAAGACACATCCTGTTCCGACACCTGCGTGTTTTCCGCAAGAATCGCGCCGACGTTGCCAGTGTCGTCCGAAGTGGGAATGAGCAACTGTCCGCCCGTCGCGGTTGGAATCCGCGTCGCCACATTCATCATGCCACCGTACGCAAGCATGCTGGTCTGCACCGTGGTATCAAAGATCTTGGAGACCGTGTACCCGCCGGCACTATCGGTTCCCACCGAGAGGGCACGGGTTTCGGGAAATGCTTGATACCCGGATGCGAGTATGTTGCGCTCCTCGGGGAGCAGCGCCTGCATGCCGTTGCGCAGGTACTTGCCAAACGCGATGTCGCGCAGTTCGTCATCAACGCGAGGGGGCGCGGAAGCAATCTCGCGCGACGCTGCACGTGCCTCCGGGATGTCGGCGTATGAATCCCGCTCAACACGCTCAAGGCGCTCGATGCGCGAATCAAGCGCAGTGGAAGCAGCGTCAAGCTTCTCCCACTGCTCGGTCTCAAGACCGTCAAGGCCACGCTTCTCCGCTTCGGCGCGGGAGACAAGTGAACGCATCTGCTCCACGAGCGATCGACGCTCTTGGCGCAGTTCCACTGAACTAACCATTGCTAGATTTCCTTCTCAAGAATTGCCAACTTGCGTCGCAACAATTCCAGGGAGTGCCCTCTAGGCGGCTCCGATTCGGGGTGGGTCACCGGCCCCAAGCTGGTCTCGATTGATCGCACCAATTGACGCAACGCCTCGACATCATCCACATTGAGTTCCTGGACGCGTTCAAACCGCGCCAGTGCCTGCATTGCGAGTGGGTCGAATGCCGCTTGCCTGACGGCCGAGGTGGTGTCAGGATACGCCGGATACGTCACGACACTCACATCATACAACCTGACTTCGTTAAGAGTGCGCTCATCCACTTGATCAATGCTTTGTGCGCGCTGCCATTCCTGCGTGATTGGGGAGAAGGCAAAGGATGACTGGTTGATGTCACCCCGGCTCATGGATGCCATGAGGTCCCGTGCGTACGAGGTATCAGGCAGGTCGATCTCCATGCGCAGGCCAATTGCGTCTTCCGATAGGCGCAATGTGCCGGCCTTGTTCCGTCCCAATACGAAGTTCTCGTTATGGTTGAACAGTGCGCGCACGTCCGCTTCCTGGATCGTCTTGGAAAACGCGCCGGCACGGATCCTCTCCGTGTAATCCCCGAACGCTCCCCTGATCGTCGTTGGCGAGTTGAAAACAGCCGCGTACCCGACGATCTGCCGGGGTCCATCATCAATACCTCGAACCTCAAACGTCGTCGAAGCGAGATGGGTTTCAATACGTCGGCTCATCACAGTACTCCTTTATGGTCAATCACGCAGGCAGTGCAGGCAGCGTCACGCCAGTCGCCCGCGCCAATGCGTTCCGGGCCGCCTCGGGCAGGGTCGACTGTCCCGCGATCCACGTTGCAAGCGCGGTACGTTCGGCCAGTTCGGTTGCCTCCTGCTGTTCCTTGGCGTGCCTCTCCGCCTCGGCACGGGCCATATCCTGCTGCGATTGCGCCAGTTCCTCTGGCGTGTAATCGCGCATGCGGACAATATTGGTGGTGCAATCAATATCAAGCACATTCATCATGGTATTCCATACAAGTCGAACGTTGAGCCAGTAACCCATGTATCAGATCCAGTATTGGCGACCGAAATTGCAATACTTGTAATGGCACTGGTTAGTGTAATCAGATTGAAAGTGCGATTTGATGCTTGTCCAATTCCCCCAGACGATGTGTTTAAGTTATATATTCCTGCAACCATTTTACGGTTATTACTCGATGCATAGTTGTAGAGAACGTATTGTAGTTCACACCATCCATCTGTCCGAAATGTACCACTTGCACTAGACGGTGACTGAATGCCAGTTGTAACGCTGCTTGAATAACCATCATCATATATGCTAGTGGATAATCCGTTTACTCTAAAAAATGCTGATTGTATGGCTGCTGATGTTAGACTATTTCTTGCCATTATGTGTAGATGTAAATTGATGTACGTTGACGGTATGCTAGAAAACGTTACGGTCGCAGCCCCGCTGGTTAGAGTTTGACGCGCAATCAGCACCGGCATGCTCGCCGTTGAGTGGACGTGATCGCTACGGGCAAGGGTACTTGCGCTCCCTGATGCAGCCGTGGCACCTCCCGTCACCGCGCCCGGTGTGCCGAACGCCTCGCGACTGTGGCGGTGATCGGACAGCGCGACGGTCGCTGCGGTGCCCGTCGCTGCGGTGTCACCGACCGCGGACGCCCCGGCAGTAGCTGATCCAGGCATGGCATGGACGTGATCAGCCAACGCCGGACTGGCACTGGTGCCCGTTGCCTGCGTGCTGGACACGGTCAATGCGGATGGCGCTGCACCAGCGGGAAACGCGTGCTTGTGATCCTCCCGCGCCACGCCGGTTGACGTTCCAGCCGCAGCCGTCCCGCCAATCGTGGATGCGGTGATTGTCGTGCCATATGCCGGTGCGTTCACCGTGACGGCACCCGTTGCGCCTGAGACCGACACGTTGGTACCGGCCACGATGGATGTGACGCCGGTATTCGTGATTGACAGGCTTGTAGTCTGCGACCCAGCCACACTAATGCCAGTGCCACCAGCCACCACGGGCGCGGTGATCGTGACGGCCCCGGTGGATGCGGACACCGTCACGCCCGTGCCTGCGAGGCTGGTCACGCCCGTGTTGGTCACACTCAGGGTGGTTGTGCCACTGATCCCGATCCCGGTGCCAGCCGCAAGGCTCGCCGAAACGGTTGGCGTCGTGGTTCCCGAGACGGTGATGCCACTGCCAGCGGTCAGCGATTGCACGCCGGTTGCACTGACAGTCAGCGCCGTGGTTCCCGACACGTTGATGCCACTGCCAGCGGTCACGGAGTTGACGCCGGTTGCACTGACAGTCAGCGCCGTGGTTCCCGACCCGGCAACCGCGATCCCGGTGCCAGCCGTGACGCTTGCAGCGGTAATCGTCACGGCCCCGGTACTGTCCGACACGCTGATCCCGGACCCGGCCAGCGACCGCACGCCGGTATTCGTGATTGTGAGATCCGAGGTGCCCGTGATTGACAGTCCCGACGAAACGGAAACGCTGTTGATGGTTCCGCCGCCTCCACCGGAGACGGTGATGTTCACGCGGTTGTTTGTTGAGTCATCCGCAACAGTCGCGCCGGAAACGAAGTTCAGTATTGGCCGGTTTGCAACCAGCGTGCCGGCACTCTGGATGGTTGCTGATCCGCCTCCACCGCCATAGGCGACACGACCAGATGGCCCCGCCGGACCCCTAGGGCCGGGAGGACCCGGAACTGGCGCGCGTACCTCCAGACCCTCGATCCTGCCGGTCAACCCGGTTAGTTCGGCATCCTGGGCGGAGTCGATCTGCTCATTCGCCGCTAGCCGTTCCGCAATCGACACAAGCTGCTGCGCCTGTGCCGCCGTCAGTTCCCGTGTCTCGCCATGCGCAACATCAAGCGCAGCCGTGATCTCGCGCGCCGTTCCAAGATCCGATCGCAGTCCGTCAATCAATCCTGACTGGCGTTCGTCGGTCTGCTCGTGATCCACAAGCCGTGACGCGATCGCGTCAAGCGCGATCTTCCGCTCCTCCTCGACCTCGTCGATCCGCGTCTGGACAGCACGCATACGGCGACCCGTCTCGCGTGCGAGGATATGCGCTGCCGCTTCCGCCCTCGTGGTGCCTTCGGTGGTCATCGTTCATCTCCGAGCGACGCCCGGATCGCTTGCGCAATGCCGGGGACATCGAGAGCGTCATACGCCATGCCAAGGATGGCTAGCGCGTCGCCTTCGTGGGAGGCAGGCAGCGCCCGCCCTTCGGTTGTGGTGGATCCATCCAGTGCATTGATACGCGCATTTGCCCAACGTTCTGCACGTTCGGACTCGGAGCGGCTTCCGCCACCCCACAATGCATGCGCCACCACACCCGGCGATGGATAGTCAGGATGCGCGCGGTCTGCCGATGGTGCGTCGAGGTCTCCCATGTGCCTTGCGAACCACGCGCCCATGCGCCTGACCTTGTCGGCAGTCGCATTGCCGGACGCCAGGGAACGTGCCTCACTGACCGTCTGCGCGGTCACTCCGTCACCCGATAGCCCGTCTGCGTGCCAAGCTAGTCCCTGCTGGGCGTTGTCCTGCATCCAGGCAGGCACATCGATCGCGCGTGATTGAATGCCAGCCAGTGCGCGCCCCGATACGCCATCGCCTTCGCCGGCATCCATTCGCAACGACTGCGGAAGGGTCTCGCCGGGTTGCGGAACGGACGGTTGATTGGATGGAACCGGACTACCCGGCGCGCCACCCTGTGTGCCTTGCTGGGCATTCGGCCAGTCGCGCATTACCTCCGAGTTGCCCATGTTGAGCGGCGAAAGGTACACATCGCCCCCCTCGATGGGGTTCAGGTTCTCGATTTCCCGGACATCGTTGACGGACAACCATCCCCAGTTGCGACCCTTGGCATAGGCTTCGTACCTGGCCTGTGTGTCTACCTTCAGGAGCGCATTCGTCATGTACTCGGCGAAGTAGGTCTCACGCTCGGTCGACGTCAGTAGGGACCGGTTGATTTCCTGCTGCCACGAAGTCAACCACGGGACAAGGGTGAACGTCAGGAACCCCTGCGCCTGACTCTCGATCCCGGTTCCCCAACTCGTGGACCGTTCCGTATCACCGACCATGTGGGGCGGAATATGAAACCACCCGGCAATTTCCTTGCGCGTGAAGTCCCTCGTTTGAAGGAACATCATGTCTTCGGGCGGTAGCGTCGTTGGCGTGAACGTCATCGCCTCTTCGAGGATTGCGACCCGGTGACTGTTCGTCAAGCCAGTATGGGCCGCCTCCCACGAGGATCGCAACCGATCCAACGCATCCTGCGAAAGTGAACCCGGATGGGTCAGCACCCCGCCGGGGCGACCATCCTGCCCGAAGAACCTCGACCCGTACTCTCGAGCGGCTATGCCAAGGGAGATTTCCTCGCGCGCCTGGGTGATGAAGGAGTACCCCTTCTTGCCGTCCGCGGAGAGGGTCCGCAAATGCATGACTTGGTCGCCACGCAACCCAATCCGGGTGCCGTCCATATCGATCTCGTAGAGCAGCTTGCCGGGGGCAAGACGCTTCCACGTGACCCGTTGCGGGGAGATCGGCCACAGCTCGACCACATCGCCGCCGGCATTCCGCACGATCTCGCAGTACGCATTGCCCCACAAGGCAAGGTGGGACATCAGTGCAGCATGAAGGTCGTACGCGGTCATCTCGGGGTTGGGAAGATCCCGGAGGACGCGATAGAGCGCGTGATCCGTTGCGCGTTCCTTGCCCCGTTCGAGGCGACGGTAAAGGATGAGGGGAAGTGAGGCAACCGTACGGGACAGAAGGGACACGCACGTATAGACGATCGGCAACGCC